CCCGCCGAGGGTCGCAGCTCGATAGTTAGTACCGACCTAGCGGACGCCGTGCATAGCGTTCTCGCGCAGATTCAGCCCATCTTGAAAACGACCATGTTGGAGTTCAAGCCCGACGGGCAAGACGACGAACAGCAGGCGCAAACCGAAAGCGATTTCGTGCGTGACGCCATCGAAACCGCCGACGGTTGGCGCACCGTGTTCGAGTCGATACATGACGCGCTGCTGGTGGGCAACGGATGGATCAAGATCAGCGTAGACACCTCCTCCAGCGTCACAACAGAGCAGTACCCGCCTTCCTTGCCGGATGAGGCCATATTCTTCGTTAGCCAGCCCACGGCACGCGATCAGGTTGTGAAAGTCACCTCAAGCGCAACAGCCACGCGGGTCAAGCGCACCACCACCACGCGCCGCCTGTTGTTCGACGCGCTGCCGCCTGAGGATATGCTTTTCAGTGAAGGTCACGGCCTTGCATCCATCCAAGAGCAACGCTTCGTTGGCCAGCGCAAGCTGTACACCGTAAGCCAGTTGCGTGCGCTCAAGATCAGCGAGGAGGTCATTGCGACGTGTCCTGACGCTGACGCTGAATACTGGACGGCAGTCGAGGCACGGCAGGGCATTTATCAGAATGACGACGGCATAGCCGCGCAGAACGCCGAGCGTTTAAAGCTGGTGTATTGCTGCTATATCCGCCTGAGCATGGCCGACAACGATACCAGCGAGCTGCGCTATGTGTGGCTGAGCGGATCGAACGTGCTCAAGAACGAGCCAGCCGATTACAACCCCTACATAACCGGCTCGGCAATCCCAATGCCGCACCGCGTCCAAGGCTCGGGCCTCTATGAGCTGCTAGCAGCCATTCAAGAAGGCAAGACCCATATCTTGCGCAACTACATGGATAACCTTGAGGTCATGAATGGCAGCCGGATCGGTGCCGTTGAAGGTCAGGTCAATATGTCTGACCTGACCAATGGCCGGATCAATGGCGTTATCAGGATGCGCAGCCCCGACGCGATTGTGCCCATCCCAAGCAACGATATCGGCCAGCAGGCAATGTCGGGCCTTGGCTATCTGGATCAAGTGCGAGTCCAGCGCATCGGCGCCTCATTGGATATGAACGAAACCCAAGCCCAGCTAATGAGCAGCAGCGCCACGGCCGCCGCTGGCACGCTTGGGCAGGTCGAAAAGATGGCCGGGTGGTATGCGACCAACCTAGTCGAAACCATGCTAAAACCCGCGTTTCTGGCCGTCCACCGGCTATTGCGCGGCGAGCTGGCCGGCCCGGTTAACGCCAAGATGCGCGGCAAGTGGATTGATAGTGACAGCAGCCAGTGGCCAGAACGCACCACGCTAGCCGTCAATATGGGCATGACCACGGCCGAAAAGACGCAGCAAATCCGCGCCCTGACCGGCGTGATTCAGCAGCAAGCCACCATCATGCAAATGGGTGGTTCGGGTGTGCTGGTCGATAACTCCAAGATTTACAACGCTATGACCGACTGGCTACGCGCCAACGACCTGCCGCAGCCTGAGCAGTACCTCGTTGACCCGGACAGCGAGGAAAGCAAGCAGGTACAGCAGCAGAACGCACAGAGCCAGCAGCAGCAGAAGCAAGAAATGGACGCGATGCAGCGGCAAATGATCCAGATGCAGCATGATTTCGAGCTTGAGAAACAACGCCGGGAAATTCAGTACAAAGTATGGTCGGACAAGCTGGACGCTGAGACGGAAGAAGCTAAGCTGGTTTCAAGTTCAGTGATCGAAATCAAGAAGCTAGGAGCTGCCAGCAATGACAAGCCAAGAGTTAGAACGGGCGGCAGCTATTCTGAGTGAGTGCTTCAAAGACGTAGACGATCAGTTGCTATACCAGATCAGGAACTACCCTTTAGAGCGGCCTAAGTTGTTGGCCCAACTCGATGCGTTGGAGTTAGTGAGGATTAGCTTGAATGTCCGAATCGACCGAATTGGAACAGATTGAACAGGTTTTAGACGCACCCGCCGCCGCAAGTGACCGCGACGAGTTGGAGCAAGTAACCGAATTGCTGGAAGGCATAGCGCCCGAGGGGGCCACGGCTGAGGAGCCGAGCGGAGACGCTGAAACCGAGCAGGAAGAATCCGAGGCCGAGGGGTCGGGGGTTGATTACAAGCAAGAGATACCAATGGCCGACGGCACCAAGGTTGCACTTGGCGAGCTGAAAGACCATTACCAGCAATATCAGGCCAAGGTTGACCAACTCCAAACCCGTGAGAACGCGGTGATGACGCGGTACAACGAGGTCAACGATTTGCTTGGGTATGTAAAAAACTTACCGCCTGAGCTAATGCAAGGCGTACAGGCGCAGCAACGACAGTACCTAGAGCAGCAACACGCATTAATGCTTGAGGTGGTGCCTGAGTTCAAAGACCCGGCGCAGTTCAAGGCCAGCAAAGAAAGCATTTTCGAGCTGGCCAAGAGTTACGGCGTCGAACAGATCATTGGGCAGGTATCACACCACGGCATTGTCAAGATGCTGCATGACTTCGCACAGCTTAAGAAGGCCGTCCGCACGGCCAAAGAAACGGTTAAGCCTGTGCGAGCGCAAGAACCTAAAGGCAAAACGGGTGCGAAGAGTACCAGCGCACTCGAAGCGGCTATTACCAAAGCCAAGGCCAGCAAGTCGAAAGACGACGAAATTGCCGCAATCAACTTGCTCATTGGCTAACTCTACCCCTCGGGAGTTGTCACCATGCCAGTCACAAGCACCAACCACAGTCAGGCCAGCGCGCAGCCCTTTGGCGGCGTTATCAATGAAGACGTGATGCAGCGCATTTGGAATATTTCGAGCATCCCTCTACCGCTTACCGATATGATCAGCAAGGGCACTCACACCAACCGCCGCACCGAGTGGACAGAGGACGAATTACGCCCGCCTGTGACGAATAACGCCACGGTTGAAGGCGCGGACGCCAACCAAGACGACAGCAAGCTGACCACGCGCCTCGGTAACTTCACCCAGATCGCAATTAAAGAGGTGAAGCTATCGCACACGCTGCAGTCGGCTGACAGCATCGGCAACGTCGGTACGCTGAGTTACCAGATCAGGGAACGGCAAAAAGAGCTGCGCCGCGACGTGGAAGCGCAAATGCTGACCCACCAAGGCTCTGTCGCGGGCAACGCTGACACCATCCCCGGCATTAGTGCGGGCCTTGGTGCTCAGATCAAAACCAACGTCAAAGTTGGTCTAACTGGCGTGGTGGGTGGCTTCAATACCGCCACCGGCCTGTTTGTTGCGCCAACCCCCGGCACTGCGCGTGCGCTGAGCGAAACGCTGATTCGTGACGTGCTGCAGGACGTCTACGTTGCCGGTGGTAATACCGCGTGTCTGATGGCTCGCCCGCCTGTTATTCGTAAGCTGAGCGAGTACCTGTTCACGTCCACGGCGCGGGTGGCGACCTTGACCAGTGAACAAAGCCAAAGCACCCCTAAGGCGCTAACGGCTTATGGTTCGGTCAATGTGTTTGTGACCGACTTTGGTCAAACCGTGATCATGAAAGACAACCGCCTTCAGGCGCAGGACGCGGCTGGTGTGTCTTCTATGTACATGCTTGACCCAAGCCATCTCACACAGTCGTTTTTGCGCGGCTATCAGGTCGAATCGCTCGGTAAATCGGGCCTTAGCGACAAGCGCTTAATGTCTGCCGAGTACGCCTTGAAGTGCTACAGCGAGAAAAGCCAAGGCGCAATCTTCGACATTGATGAAGCGCTGGCAGTCGTTGCGTAATGCGATTCGTCACCGGGTTTATCGACCCACGGCCGGCTGAGTATCGAAAGAAACTCAACCGGCTAACTATTCGTGACCTCGCCGACTCATGCCGGTGGGGGCTGCACTTGTCTGAGGATGAGCATGCGTATCTGAGGCGCAACAACCCGGACACGCTTGGCCATCCAGATCAGGCAATTGCAAAGGCTTGCTGGAAGGAGTTTTTAAACCATCCAAGCTCCAAGCCTTACCGCGTGCAAGAGGTGATTTGATGCAAATCATTCGCGCCAACAATCAGTCAATGGGGCATGTTGTGCGGCTTGGCGATCCGATTGCCTTTGGTGCCAAGCCACACATATCGCAGCCAGTTTTGCCGGTGCCTGCTGTTGAGCTAATGGCCGCGCCGGTGCCAGCACCTAAGCGCAATGGCAAGCGTAAGGGTGTGGCCAAATGACCTATGACCAGCTCATAGCCCGCATAGCGCAGGTTACGCACCGCAGCGACCTAGGGCCGCAAATGGCCAACTTCGTGCAGCTCGCCACCGAGCAGATCGAAGCGCGCCTAACGGTGTTTCTTGACCCACCCAGCCCGACAGTCACCAACTTCATTTTGGAAACCCAGCCCGCGCTCTATCTGTACGCGGCGCTGGTGTCGGCTTATGAGTTCATAAACGAGGGCGATCAGGCCACCTATTACCACACCCGGTGGCTTGATGAGGTTGACCGCTACTACGTCACCAGCACGAGCAGCAATGACACGCTGGTGATGGGTGGTGGTGCGCAGGCAGACACACCCAACCCCCTTGCGGATCAGAATTACATGCCGCGTTCGGGCGGTACGTTCACCGGCCCTGTTTACGGGCTAACCCCTGTACCGAACAGCCAAGACACGCAATACGTCACGACGCAATATGTCTATGACGCATTGCAATTCAAGGTAGACGCCAGCGCGCTAGGCAATGCCGCCTACGCCACGCTAACCGCGTCAAATGTGGATACCACGGCTAATCGCGTGACCCGTGTTGGCGACTTTGGTGTGGGTGTAATCGGCAACCAGCCGACGCTGGCTAACCTTGATGTGACGGCAGATATTCCCTCAGGGCTTCATAGGTTTGCGAACGGTCTTGGTACTAGGCCGCCTAACGGCACGTCGAATGCCTTGGTATTTATCGAGCGTTATTCGTCGACAATTATCAAGCAGACGTACACCAATGTTATTGGTGGCTCTGCCATACCTGTCGAAACATGGGTTAGGACGTCTAGCGCGGTAAACACGTTCGGCCCGTGGGTCAGCACAATGCAGCTCGGGTATAACCAAAAATACTACAACGACACCGCTATCCGCGCCCTCAACACCACCTATACGAACTTCGAAAACCATACCGTCGCTGTTTATCTAAGCGGCACGGCCTCGTTAGCCTGTTCGATTGTCGCAACGATTGGCGCTGACACTGTAACCATTGGTGTTGCGGCGGCTGGCCAGCAATTTGTTTGTGCTCCGTTTTTAGTGCCGGGCCTTTCGACTTACAGAATCGCGCCATCGGCCGGCGTCATAACCCCATTCACATGGGTCACACTAAGAATATGAAAAGCCTAGCGCTGTGTGTGTTGCTGCTTGTGGGCTGCACTCACGACCTAAGCAAGTCAGGCAACACGACCGCGACTTATTGCTTGGTCGGCTCGATGACCTATGTTGATGACAGCGTTTACGCCACTCGCAAAGAGGTAGCGCCGAAATGAGCTTAGAAACGTACACCGGCTTTATTCCGTCGCTGGTCGATACCAACCCGACCAACTCAGACCCTAAAAGCCAAGGTGCTGCCCATATTCGCGGCACGAAAAAGACACTGGCCGTTACCTTTTCGGGATTCACCGAGCCAGACGTTGCCGTAACGGTGAAGGCCAGCGCCTTAAACAAGGCGGCGCAGGGTGACGGAAACCACTTTGTGCCGTCTGGCGCTGTGATGGCGTTCGGTATGGCCGCAATACCGACCGGCTGGCTACAGTGCAACGGCGCGGCGATCAGCCGCACAACCTATGCCGCGCTGTTTGCTCAGATCGGCACCACATACGGCATTGGCGACGGCTCAACGACCTTTAACGTGCCTAACCTGTTAGGGGCATTTGTCCGGGGCTGGAACAGCACAGCAGGCGGCCAAGACCCTAGCCGCGCCCTTGGCAGTTCGCAGGCCGCTGGCAACGCGCCACACACCCACACAGCCGCCTCCTCTGTCGTCAACCATAACCACACCGCCACCACGTCAACCGACCCCGGCCATACTCACTCGACCACGTTAAAGCGCGAGCTGGGCAGCCGCGGCAGTAATGCCTTTTTTGGCGACGAGCAAATGGATGGGGTGGAGGCAATCACTAGCTCGGCAGCTGGGGCACACGCCCACACCCTGACGACCGACACCAACGCCCACGCCCACACGGTAACGGTAGACAGCCAAGGCGCAGAGGGCCGGCCCTACAACTTGGCGCTCAATTACTGCATTAAAACCTGAGGCGCGTATGGGCCTGAACACGCAATACCAGCCAGCCAAGCAGCTCGGGATTATTCTGGACTTACCCCCGGAAGAGGTCGCAGCCGAGTTCTATACAGGCGGTCTCAACATACAGTTTGGCGATGGCTGCACCCAGCGCGTGGTTGGGTATTCGACCTATGGCGGCACGTTGCCCGCTGGCGAGTCGCCCATCTTTGCGGGGTCTGTGAGCTATCAGGGCGTCAATTACTGGCTTTGGTTCACGGCGACCAAAATATGGGTAACGGATGGTGTGACCCATTACGATATCACCCCCGTGGGCGGCCTGAGTCCCACAACGGCGGGTAGTTGGACGTTTGACGTGTTGGGTGGCTTGCCGGTGTTTAACAACCCGTCAAACCCGCCTATGTATTGGAACTTGAACACGGCCAACAAAGCCCTTGTTTTGCCGGGCTGGCCAACGGGTGCGCGCTGCCAGTCGTTGCGGGTGCTGAAATACAGCTTGGTCGCGCTGAATATCACTGATGCCGGCATTAACTACCCATCGCAGGTCTGGTGGTCGGCCGGGGCGCAGGCTGGATCAATCCCGCAAGAATGGCTGCCTACCGCCTCCAATGACGCAGGCGACAGCATCCTAGGCGACAGCGATGGCCAGATAATCGACGGCTGCCAGTTGCGTGATCAGCTGATGATCTACAAGGGTGATTCCACCTATGTGATGCAGTACGTGGCCGGTCAATACGTGTTTGCTTTCCGTAAGGTGTTCCCAAGCGTCGGCATTCAATCGCTGAACTGTGCGTGTGAAATCGACGGCTACCAATTCGTTTTTACTGGCCAAGACCTGATCAAGCATGACGGCCAGAACTATGACAGCGTGGTCGATTTCAAGGTTAAGAAGGCGCTAATCGCCAGCATTGACCCCAACAACATAAAGCTGTGCACCGTCGTGCCGCGTGTCGTTGATCGCCAAATCTGGGTGTGCTTTCCGATTGTGAACACGCTAAACCTTGGGCAAGCGCTGATTATTGACACTGACGACCTGTTTATAGGTATTCGTTCGCTGCCTAGCGTCACGTCGGTGGCCCGTGGCGTCATTACGCCGGTTGATGCTACAGACAGCTGGGAGTCAGACCCCAAGCCGTGGTCGGATGATGTGACTATATGGGTGCAGTACCCATATAGCCCAACCACAGATAGTCTGATGATGACCCTCCCGGTGATCGGCGCGAATCCCGGCAAGCTCTACGCGGTAGGGCTGACCAATTCGGCCGACGGGCTGCCGATTAGCTCAACCATTGAGCGGCTTTCAATGCGCGTCGGCGATGGCATCTACCACGCCATGCTGACGCAGATAGTGCCCAAGATCGAAGGCGTGACGGGTGATGTGGTGATGATTCGGCTAGGGTCACAAAACTACTTTGAAGAGCCGATAACGTGGCTTGAGCCGCAGCCGTTCACCATCGGCGTAACTAAGGGCATTAGTCAGATCATTGATGGTCGTTACCTAAGCATCCAATTCACGGCTAATACGGTGAATATGTGGAAGCTGTTTGGTTACTTTCTGAAACTGGCTCGCGGCGGTGAATACTGATGGCCCGCGTGGCGAAAAACAGATCTAGCGATATCCCCTACCGGCCGGGATTTCCGACCGGGATTGGTGCAACGCCTGAGCAAATAGTTAGGGCGCTATGGGAAGAGTTAACCCGTATCTCGATTGCGCTGGCGGGCCTTGATCAGCCTATGGGCGCATCGGTCACGGGGTCGGAATCAGTCAGTATTAGCGTCGCACCAACGCTGGTCTGGACGCGGCTATTCGACGGCACGGTGACGTCTAGCTGGGTGCGTCCAGCCGATGCGATGAATGCCGCGACGGGTGTTTACACCATCGCTCAAGAGGGCGTTTATAAGCTCTTTGTTGAGATGATCGCGCCGGCCTTTGCTACCCCGGCGAACAAGGCGTATTACGGCGGCATACGCATCACCCTGACGTTTGCCGATGGCTCGCCGTCCAAGGTGATCACGACGTTTAACGGTGGTTATGATTCGGTGCCGCTGACCGTCTTTGGTTCCTACCTTGGCCCGCTGACCTTGGGCGACAAAATCAGCGTGGATGCGTCTTTAGACCATCAAAGCAACACCGGCGCGGTGGTGGTCACGTCGTTCTTCCAAATCCAACGGGTAAGCGGTGCGAGGAACAACCTAGAATGAAATTTATTATTCAAAACTCGCTCGCGTCACGGTTCTATATTGATTGGGAGCTGTGCTCCTCGTTCATAGCGCGGGCGTGTGCGCGGCGCGAATCCAGTATCACCCCGGCCGACCTTTTCCGGTCATTGGCGACAGACCAGCGTTATCAATTGGTCTTGTTCAAGGCTGATGACGAGGTGGTGGGTGCTGCCGTGGTGATCATGTTCGATCACTCGTTACACATTGAAGCGCTGGCCGGTGAGTTTCCGCCGCGCTGGGTCTACGCCTTCGACAACTGGCTAGAGGCTGCCGCCGAGGCGTTTGGGCGGCAACGGGCTACGCTTACTGGGCGGAAAGGTTGGGTGCGCAAGCTAAGGGGTCTTGGTTGGCGCTTGGGTGCAAACGGCTTGCTTGAGGTGGACTATGGTCGGCGGCGGAAGCAACAAAAGCAGTGGGTCTTCAAGCAGCAACCAACAATCCACTAGCGAGTCACAGCAATACGGCTCTGATGTGTGGGGTGGGCAGGCTGATTATCTGCGCAACCTGTACGCAATGGGCCAGCAGCAGGCCGGCCAGCCCATGCAAGGCCAGCAGGGGCTTGATCAGTCCAATGCCTACCTAAACCAAGCCGGCAACGCCTACGGCCAGTCTAATCAGAACCTGCAAAATATCGTCAGTGATCAGGGCATTGATAATTCTGTGAACCAATACGCCCGCAACATGGGGCAGCAGTACAAAGAGAACTTTATGCCGCAGATGCAGCAAGGTGCGATCCAAGCCGGTGGCTTGGGTGGCAGTCGGCAGCAGATCGGCAACGCGATGGGCGCGCAGAGCGCAATGCAGGCCATAAGCGACTTCACCGGCAACGCCTACGACCAGAAAAATCAGCTACGTATGCAAGCGGCCGGCATGATCGGCAACAACGCCCAAGGGCTAACGGGCCTGAGCAGCCAAGGGCTAGCGAATAGCGACTTCGCCCGCTCAATGCCTTGGTACAACATGCAACAGTACGCCGGCTTACTGGGTGGCCCCACCACGCTCGACAAGGGTGGGTTTAGCAAATCGCAGTCCACTGGCAAGACCACTGGTAGCAACAGCTCTAGCGGCTGGAATGCCACCGTCTTGGGGGGTTAAGCAATGGCCGGTTTATTGGATTTACTCACGGCGCGAATCTCGCCGGCTTACTACCAACGCCAGCAGCAGCTTGAGGATCAAAAAGCCTTCCAAGGGCTGCTTGGCGAGTACCAAAAACCGCAGTACCAGCCGCAGGATGCCATAGCGGCCAACGCCGGCCCGACCCAGACCAGCACCGTGCAAGGGCGCGGCGGCCTGCTTGATCCCGCCACACAGCAGGAATTTTTGTATCGCGCCGCGGCGATCCCAGGCTATGACCAATTGGCCGGGGCGATGGCGCAAAACCTCGGGGCCGGCCAGCGTCAAGGGCAGGTCGGCCAGCAGCAGCTAGACCAGCAAGCTCAAAAGCAGCTCTGGTATCGAGACAACATGGATTTGAAAGACCTTGGCAACCTGCAACAGCAGCAGCCGCTGGTTGATGCTCGCACGGGTGCCGCTAACGCCAGCGCCTACAGCAGCAACGCCAGCGGCGACCGCACCCGCCAAGGCATCGGCATTGATGCCGGCGACTATGCGCGGCGTGAGCGTGTCGGCCTGCTGGATATGGCCGAACGCCAGACGCCGCAAGAAAAAAGCGATTTGCAGGTGCAGCAGTCAGACAAGATCGGTTACGACACCAGCCGGCGCGCAACCGAGGCCGAAAATGCCAACGGCGAGCGCTGGAATGCCGCGCTCGACAGCTACGCCCAAGAGTCGCTTGATGCGCGGGGTGGGCTGCTTGGTGTTGCTGGTGGTGCAGTCAAAGCGCGGCTTGAGACCAAGCGCAATCAGCTTGTGACACTGCTGGCCAAGCAAATGACAGGCGGCACAGCCGAGCCAAACCCCGGCGTGATTGAGCAGGCTGAAAGCATGATTCCGCAACTTGGTTGGGGCGATATAGACGAAAACTTTAAAGCCCGGCTTAGCCCGCTGCGCTACCAGCCAAAACCCGTTCGCGGCCCGTCCACAGTCAAGCCGCCTCCCGGCTTTAAGGCGGTGCGCTAATGGCTTATTTTGAGGGCGATCAGGTAGAAAACGACCAAGGCGAACGGCTTGCGTTAGTGGGTGGCGCATGGGTGCCCGTGCAAGCCCAGCCACAAGACCAAGACGTGCCAATGCCAGAAGCGCCGCAGCCAGCCGACCCGCTCGCGCCGGCTACCGACAGCACCGAGTTTATGGGTATGCAGTGGCCCGGCAACGGCCCGTTAGACAGCTTGGCCGCTTTCCCGGTGCTAGGTGACGCGGGTGGGCTTGAAACGGCTGTAAACGCTGTGCGCGGCGCTGTGCCGATGGTGACGCGGGCGGCCGGTGCTGTTGGTGGTGCTGGCGAGCGCGCCGCACAAATGCTGGGCCGGGGTGCCGCCGAGGTTGCCCCCGGCGATGGCTATGCGTTCGGCATGACTGGGCGTCTGCCGCCTGCGCCACCCGCCGCGCCGGAAATTGCCAGCGCTGCAACAATGGCCGACCGCGTGTTGGGCAAAATGGGCGAGGCCGCCGCTGTCGCGGATGATGCCCCGCGCTGGCGTGAGGGGCTGCACACAGCCGAGGAGCTAGACCAGCTCGGCATACCTATGTTGCCCGGCCGCCGCGCTGCACTGACGGCCAAGGCGAACGACCCCGACGCCATAGCCCGCGCCGAGGCGCAAATGCTCAGAGAGGACACGTTCGGCGCGGCTGGCGGCCCTATAGGGGCCAACCACATGGCCGCAATGGCGCAGACCAAAAAGTTCTTGGATGAGGCTGTCGCGGGGGCTGCTGGGTTGCCGCGTGGCGTGGCATTTGACGGCCCGATGATCAGCCAGCGTATGGCCGAAGTTGGCGACACTATGAGCGAGATAGGACGTGATGCTGGGTGGATCAAGTTTGACCAAGGCGATATTGGCCGCATGAAAGAGATGGTCGACAGCCTGAGCGAAAGCCAAGCCGTGCCGCTGCGCCGCCAAGTGGCCGCGCTGGAAAAGTACGCGGGTGAATATGGCACAGTCAGTGGGCAGGAATACCAGAACGTCTACAGCCGGTTAAACAAGATGACTCAGGCCGGCGAAGATCAGGAGAAAATCGCCGGAGCTGTTGAGCTGATGAAATCAATGGAAGACAGCTTGGCGCTCAACCTTACAAAAGACCAACTGGCCGCCTTAAAGCAGGCACGTTACCAGTACCGGATACTGTCGCGCATGAAAAAGCCCGGCGCTATCAATGAGGACGGCAGCATAAACCCCCGCTCCTTTCGACGCAGTTGGGCTAAGGGCACCTCGCCTTCATCGCGCCGCGCTGACCCCATCGGCAAGCTAACAGAGACCGTGGATATGCTGACGCAAAAGCGTGCACACACCGGCAACACCTTGCAGCGCTTTTTCGACAACGCGCCCGGCGCAGTGCAGGCGCAGGCCGGTAACGGCCTTGTCGGCGCAGCGGCTGGCTTGGCGGCTACCGTTGGGGCCGGCCTGCTAGGACTCTAAGGCTCATCATCATCCGCGCTGTCGTCGTCGCACCCCAGTAGGAGCGACGACAGCACCCACACGCCGAACGAAAGCACGACCCCCGCCGCAGTCGTTGGCCAGTTTAGCCACGGTACCAAAGCCCCCGCCGCCATCCACGCAAGCGCAAACCCCGTGCACAGCAGAGCCAACAGGTTCCGAAGTATTTTCGTTTCTAAATCCATAAATCACCTATTTTGTTTGCACAAGATGTGTACACAGATTACACTTGGTTTGCCAATTCAGGCATTGGAGGATAGACCATGATAAAGACTACAGACGCCCGGCTGGTGGTGCGCATAACCCCGGAGTTTTTGAAGTACCTGCACAGCGTAGCCGCCACCCAAAACAAGACCTTAAGCGAGTTTGTGCGCTCTGCGCTGCAAGAAGCGTGCGGCTTTAGCAAGGGGTCGCGGCCATGATCAGCCCATATCCGTTTAAGCGCGTGTTCCCCCATAACGGCAACTTTGCAGCCCTTGCCGCAGCCCATCATTGGCTGTTTGAGCACGGCTACAGCTATGCACCAACCTGCCGCAGTTTGCCGGTGGGTATCAAGCGCGGCACTGCCGTTATTGCCAAATGGCGCAACCTGCTACCGGCTGAGATTAAGCAGCTAGACGGCATTATTGAGGGCGATATGCGCAACGGCCCGTTGATTGTGCGGCTCAAATGCGACCCCGCTGAATATGAAAATGGAGAACTTGTATGACTGACTTCCCGATCCCGGGCTTTGATTATGAGCGCTTAATGGCCATTGCCCGCGACCTTGGCTTGCCATTTGACGGTGTAGGCCTTCCGTACCGTGATGATGAAATGCCGACCATATGGGATCCACTGGCCAGCGATACCGATAGCTTGGCGCTGGTACTGCATTACGGCATAGCAATCATTTTTAAGGATGATCAATTTGGTGTGTGCAGTTGGCTGGGTGAGGAGGCCGCTGTCTGGTACGCCAAAAACAACCCCGAATCGCTCAAGGAGTTGCGCCGCGCCGTGGTTGGCGCTGCCTTTACTCAAATCCTAGAGCGCCAATGATAGTTAAATTGAGGGCAAACCCGCCAAAACGTAAGGCATAACGGCCATTTGCAGGGTAAGGCATTGCGCGCCCTGCTGTTGGCTGGTTATTTTCCGAAGGCAAAAAAAAGCCCCGCTTGCGCGGGGCTTCGTGGATGGGGGAAGTTGACGCTTCTCCATCCCTGTCACGTTGGGATCAAGTGCAACGTGGTGCGGGTATTCTACCCCGTACATGATCCCAGCGCGACCCCTGTTGGTTTGGACTCAAGATGGCGCAGATGCGCGCTTTGGGCCAGCAGGTGAACAGTCAAGCCCCCCTACAAGGGAAGCGCAAAGGGGGATTGCAGAAGTCTGCCGCTGGGGTGTGATAACCCCAATACGTCGAAAACCAGCCACAACGCAGCTCTTGTGGTTAGGCACTATGGCAACGGCAGTCCGACAAGCAAGCGCGGTGGGGTGCCCGTCAAGCGAATCAAGCCCTAATTGGTCGGCCGCCTGCTATGTGATTCGCCGCAAGGCGTTCCAAAGAAGGGCACAACTTCCCCATACCCGCGCCGCGTGGGTAGGGGGGTTGTCCGCTCGTGATTCACCACAACCGCGCCCACCGGGCAGCCTAAAGGCTTGAGAATGTCCCTAGAAATACACCGTACAGCCCTGTTAAAAGCCGTGGCGCTGCTTAAAGCATCCGGGGCAAAGTTTCACGTCCAATATGAGGGCGAGGAGTGGGGCGCAGTCATTGCCCCGCCAAAGCCCAAGCGCTCTGCGCATGTAAACATTGGCATTAGCGACTACACGCGGTTAATTATGGAAGGGCTAGCGATTGGCGACTCTGTGCTAGTTCCAATGCAGAATTGGCCACTGGATGCCTTGCACAGCTCTGTTGCTAACCAAGCTGGCAGGCTGTTTGGCCCCGGTGCCTACATATCGGCCCGCGTGCCAACCGGAATCGAAGTGCTACGTATTAGCTAGGGTGAATTTATGAAAACTGAACAAGAATGCGAAAAGCTGTGTAATGAGGCGTTTATGGGTCTTATTAATACCTGTGCACCGCGTAATCCTCGGGATGTATCGCATATTGCTGCCAAACTACTTGGCACGGCTTTGGCTCTTAACTGCGGCTTGCTTGGCGGTAAGGTGGTGCGCGAGGTCGTAATGGAGTTGCTTGATGAACACTACGTCCACATAGAAAAGGGCGCTGGAGTGGAGTTTGTCCTAAGAACCCGCTCGGAGCAGTAACGATGCCGGATAAACACGTCGTCATTCGTAATCAGCTAGAGGCTGAAATTCAGGGGCTGACCTATGAGCTGACCCACGGCTGGCACCGTGGGTGCGAGTCTGCGATAAAGGCCCGCATACAAGCGCTGTACGACCAATTGCCCCCGCCGCCACCACGCCCGCCGTCATACCCCCGCCGCCACAAGCGCAAGCCCCCGGCTTTGAAGGCCGGCCCGGTTGAGTCGTACAGCCCTGACCAATGTTGGCTTTACTCAAAAGGGGCTACGCTAGAAAGCCCGACCCTATGAGTGGTGGCCGTTATGTCGCAGCAAGTCAATTACCTTGAAACGGTGGGCGATGTGTTGCGCTGGCATAACGGCCGAATGCAGCAACTACGGGTGTTGAGCGCTGACCGAAAACGCTGCATCCGGGGCGCGCTCGACGCGCAGTTGTTGCCCGCGCTGGGGTCGGTGCTGGTGGCTGACCTTAACCGCCGCACCGTAGAGCGCGAGCTTATTTTTCCGATGCAGGCCGCGTATTCGCTGGCCTACGTCCGCAAAATCTGGAACGTGCTGGCCAGCGCTTTCCGCCGCTGTGTCGAAGCCGAATTTATCGAATACAACCCGCTTGCCAGTGTCACCTTTGGCAGTTTCCGGCTCGGTGAGCTGCTGCCGCGTGAAACCAACCTGCTGCCCGCCAACGCCGCCGACGTGCTCAACCTGTTTAATTGTGAATACCCCTTTGACCCTCGCGCCGGGGCGTTTGGCTTGCTGCTGCTGCTGTTTGGCACGCGCCAAGGCGAAACCCGCAAAGCGAAGTGGTCAGATTTCAAGCTGGATGAGGGTGTATGGATCATTCCGGCCGTGGATACCAAGACCCGCAAGCGCCACGAATTGCCCCTAACTGATTTCGCGCTTGGCTTTCTGCGCCGCTACAAGGCCAACTGCCTCGAAAACGAGATTCGCAGCCGCTACCTGTTTTGGGGTATCGGCGACGACTGCATGGGCGCAGAGGCGGCGCGCTATATCGTCAAGCGGATCAGTGACGGCAATTGGCACGCGCACGATATTCGCAAGATGGTGCGGGCGTCGTGGGCCACCTTGGGCGTCGATTTCCTGATTGGTGAGCTGCTGCTAAACCACAGCGTCGGCGTGGTGGCTAAAACTTATCTACAGTGCGATTTGACGGCTCCAAAACTGTTGGCGCTTGAGGTGTGGCATGCAAAGTTGAAGGAATTACTGTGTCCGACCGGCACACCCGGAGTTAACCCCGTAACCCAGCCCCTGCGGGCCTTTCGCTGATTTCACCCCATTAACAAAGTGGAACACGGAATATTTTGACCCGCTGCTACAAAAATCAAAGGCTTACTTGAGAAAGTGAGGTTTTAGCCATGACAGTCAGGAAATGCCGCGCCAAGCCGTGGCAAGCCGATAACCAACAGATCGGCAAGGCAATGGCCCGCCTGCTTAAAATCGGCATGAAAAAGGAGGAGGGCCAGCTACAGGTACACGCTCTAAACCGCTGGTTAGCCAAGACTTTGCCCGACAAGAAGGCGGTAGAAGTCACGGGCGATCCAGATGCACCCCTAATCACAGAGATAAGGCGGGTGATCATTGGTAGCGCTAGTAATCCAGACGGCTAAGGTATTCGAGCCGCTGTTGCCGCCGTCGCGCTACAAGGGCGCGGTAGGCGGGCGCGGGTCGGGTAAGTCGCACTTTTTCGCTGAGTCGCTGGTAGAACGCGCCATGCTTGAGCGCGGGAGCCGGCACGTCTGCATTCGTGAGGTGCAAAAGACCCTTAAGGAGTCCAGCAAGCGGCTGGTAGAGGACAAGATCAGGGCGCTAGGGCTGGCCACGCGCTACGGCTTCAAAATCTTTAACGAGGTCATACAGACGCCCGGCGATGGGGTCATAACCTTTCAAGGTATGCAGGACAGTAACGCCGAGTCGATCAAGTCGCTTGAGGGCTTTTTAACGGCGTGGGTTGAAGAGGCGCAGACCCTGAGCGCACGCAGCCTGCAACTGCTGCGCCCTACCATCCGCATGCCTGACTCTGAGATTTGGTGCAGTTGGAATGCCCGCCGCAAATCCGACCCCGTTGATGCGATGTTCAGGGGCGCGGAAACGCCCACCGGCTCTGTTGTGGTTATGGCCAACTGGCGCGATAACCCGCTATTTCCCGCCGTGCTTGAGCAAGAACGCCTCGACTGCTTGCGCATCGACCCCGACCAGTACGGCCACATTTGGGAGGGTGAATATGCCGGCTTGCTGGTGGGTGCCTACTACGCCAAGGCCATCAACGCCGCCAAGGCTCGGGGGCAGTTCGGCCGCGTCGGGGCTGACCCGCTGCTGCCATACCAAGCCTTTGTCGATATCGGTGGCACTGGTGCGCGTTCTGATGCTTTTACGATATGGATCGGCCAACTAGTCAATCGAGAAATTCGCGTGCTGGACTACTACGAGGCGCAAGGCCAACCGATGGCCACTCACGTCGCGTGGCTGCGAGAAAAAGGGTATATCGGCCATGATGTGAGGGTATATCTGCCACATGATGGCGTGCAGCATGACAAGGTGTATTCCGTCAGTTACGAAAGCGCCTTTCGTGATGCCGGCTACGATGTAACTGTGGTGGCCAATCAGGGTCGAGGTGCTGCTATGCAGCGTGTCGCGGCTGGCCGCCGCCTCTTTCCGAGCCTATGGTTTAACGCCGAAACGTGTGCAGGCGGCATTGATGCTCTAGGCTGGTATCACGAAAAGCGCGACGACGTGCGCCAAATAGGGCTTGGGCCTGAGCATGATTGGTCTAGCCACGGTGCCGACAGCTTTGGCTTGATGTGTGTCGTGTTTGAAGAACAGCTAAAAGCTAGCCAATGGGCTGGCGATATCGACTACAGCAAAATTGATCGGGGGCGCGTCCGGTGAAAATGTCTGAAAGCGAAGTGGCGGCGGTTGTTCAATACGAGATACAGCAGGCCCAAGGCTACGATCAGGACGTTTTGGCCGCCAAGCGCGCTAAGGCACTCGATTACTATTACGGCAAAATGACTGCTCCCGCCGAGGGTCGCAGCTCGATAGTTAGTACCGACCTAGCGGACGCCGTGCATAGCGTTCTCGCGCAGATTCAGCCCATCTTGAAAACGACCATGTTGGAGTTCAAGCCCGACGGGCAAGACGACG